TTAGAAGAACAATTAATTAAATTATATAAGACAACAGATGATAGGTATGGTTATAACATAAAATTAGGAGGTTCTAATCATACTCACTCTGAAGAAACAAAGAAAAAAATTGGAGAAGCAAACAAACTTGCTTTACAGGGAAATAAATGGTCTGAAGCTCAAAAAGAATTAATGTCAAATATGTTTAAAGGAGAAGGTAATCCTTTTTTTGGAAAACACCACACAGAAGAAACTAAACAGAAAATTTCTCAAAATAGAAAGGGAAAAATGAGTGGAATTCAGCATCCTTTATTTGGCAAACATAGAACAAAAGAAGAATTAGAAAAAATATCTATAAATAGACAAGGTAAAGGTGGAAAACAAGTTTTATGTATTGAAACAGGAGAAATATTTAATTGTATGATGGATGCAGCAAGACAATATAATTTAAAAACCTCTGCTGGTATTGGGCAATGCTGTATTGGCAAAGCTAAGTCAGCAGGCAAACATCCTGTTACAAAAAAACCTCTACATTGAAAATTTATAGATTAGAAAGGAAAAAAATGGACGATAAAAGATTATATACGAAAGATTCTATTGAAAGCCTTGACCCTTTGCAATTTACTCGTCTTAGACCTGGAGTTTATGCAGGAGATACAACATACTCAACTCAATTGCTTGTAGAAATTATTTCAAATGCAGTTGATGAATTCCGCTTAGGTCACGGTAATGTTATTGATATAGAAATAGATAATACTGATAAAGCAACTAAAATTAGAGTTCGTGATAACGGACAAGGATTTTTAGTTAATGAAATGAGAGAAGATGGGAAAACTGTTCTAGAAGCTGCGTTCAGTGTTCTTAATACTTCTGGTAAATATAGAGAAGATGGAACATATGAAGGTACATCTCTAGGGTCTTTTGGTATTGGTTCAAAAATTACAACATTCTTATCTCACAGACTAGAAGTTACAACTTATAGAGATAAGAAGTTTGAAACTGTTGAATTTGTTGAAGGTGTATTTAATAAAAGAAAAGGCGGTACATCTAACGAACCAACTGGAACTGAAGTATCTTGGACTCCAAGTGAAGAGTTCTTTACACATACTTCGGTTGAAGAAAACAAAGTAAGAGAATTACTAAATACAATAGTATGTTTATGCCCTGGTTTAAAATTTAATTTAACAATTAATGGGAAAACAGAAGTATATATATCAGAACATGGATTGAATGATTTAGTAGATGGCGCTGTAAAAGATAAAGAAATTATTACGAACAGATTTAATATGAATTTTAGTGAAGGAAAAAATAAGATGGATATGGTAATAACATATACCTCTAATTATTCTTTAGCTTTAATACCATATGTTAATACTGGTCTTACAGAGAAAGGTCCTCATATAACTCAGGTTAAAACTGTTATTACTCGTGAATTTAATAAATTCTTTAAAGATAAAAAGTGGCTTAAAGATAAAGATGAGAACTTAACTGGTGATGATGTTCAAGAGGGAATGTTTATAGTATTTAATATTACAGCCCCTAACATTGGATATGACGCGCAAGTTAAATCTACAGTTACTAAAATAGATATGACACCATTTACTCAAACATTAGCAGATGCACTTCAAGTATGGTTTAATAATAATGAAAAAGAAATTAAAGTTATATTTGATAAAGCAATAGCCGCAAGAAAGGCGCGCGAAGCAGCAAAAAATGCTCGTGAAAGAGTAAGAGAAAATAATAAGAAAAAAGAGAAAGCACTTAAATTTGATAGCAAACTTGCAGATTGCTACTCAAAAGATAGAAGTAAATGTGAAATATATATCACAGAGGGTGATTCAGCAAGTGGAAACTTGAAGTCTGCCCGTAATAACGAATTTCAAGCAGTAATACCTGTTCGTGGTAAGATATTAAACTGTCAAAAAGCAACATTAGCGCAAATTCAAAAGAACGCTGAAATAATGACAATGATTGATGCTTTTGGTTTATATATTGACCCTAAGACTATGAAAGTTACTTATGATAAAGATAGCCTTAGATATGGAAAAATTATTATCGAGAGTGATGCGGATGTAGACGGTGAACCAAGCGTTAGTGCCGATGAAAGACTTTTCGCTTAACCAAGCGGGTATTATTTGGACAATCTTAATTTATGTGATATATACATTTCTCATATAATATTAAGAAGAGAAAATAATGCTAACGGGGAATCCTAAACCTATGGCATGGAAATCCCGTGGGAAACATTGTTAATTCATCTCTTCTAAAGGAGAGATAAAAATGATAGGTATTTATAAAATAACTAAAATAGAAAATGGAAAATCCTATATTGGAAAATCAAATGATATTGAAAGAAGATTTAAAGAACATCAAACAAAAGAAAAAACAAGTAGAATTCCTGTTGATGAAGCAATAGCAAAATATGGAATAAATGCATTTACTTATGAAATTGTAGAAAAGTGTTCTTTAGACCAATTAAATGAAAGAGAACAATATTGGATAAAATATTATAATACAAAAGAAAATGGTTATAATTGTAATGATGGCGGAGATGCTGCAACTTATGGTGAAAATAATGGACGCTCAAAATTAACTGAGCAAGATGTCATTGAAATAAGAAAAGCATATAATAATCATTTAAAACAAAAAGATGTTTATAAAAAATATGAAGATAAAATTACTTTTGGTTATTTTCAAAACTTATGACAAGGACGTTCTTGAAGCCATGTCATGCCAGAAGTATTTACAGAAGAAAACAAAAAATACTATATTTATGAGAATAGTAACGGACAAAATGGAGCTTCTGCAAAATTTACCGATGAAGAAGTTTTATTAATTAGAAAAAGATATATAAAAGAAAGTGCAAAATCTATTTATCAAGATTATAAAGATAGAGTATCTTTTCAAACACTACAACAAATTCTTTGAGGAAGATATTATTCTCATTTACCAATTTATAAGAAAAAAGAAAAGCAATGAATTAACAATGAACCTGTATCGACTATCCCTTAAGCCTTATGGGCAAGGGAGTAGGGCTGCTATTGGTACGCAGTTCGAAATGGTCTCCTCTCTTAATGAGAGTAAAAGATAGTCAGTGCCAATTGAAAGATCGGATAAACACGGCACATATTAAAAACTTATTTTACACATTTATATGGAATTTCTGTCCGCAATTAATTCAAGATGGATATATATATGCAGGAGTTCCACCATTATATAAAGTAACAATAGGTAAAGAATATAAATATATTAAAAATGATGAAGAACTTGAAGCTTTTAAAAAAACAATAGGTAACAAAAAATTTGCGGTTAATCGCCTTAAGGGTTTAGGGGAAATGTCTGTAGATGAGACCGAGGAAACGTTAACGGACCCTAATAATAGAATAATTAAACAAATAACAGTTGAAGATATTGATGCTGCTGATGAGTTATTTGATGATTTAATGGGAACAAAAGTAGTTCCAAGAAAAGAATTCATTAGAATTCACAGTGCGGAAGGGGGATTATATAATGCAGAATAATGATTTATTAAATGAATTAAGCACTAATTTTATTGAATATGCGGTTGCAGTTAACTCAGACCGTGCGATCCCCGATTCAGCTTGTGGTTTAAAACCAGTAGCGCGTAGAATTTTATGGGGAGCTTTTGAAAAAGGTTATACTTTTAGTAAACCTCATGTTAAATCTGCTAAAATAGTTGGAGATGTTATGGGTACATATCACCCTCATGGTGACTCTTCAATCTATGGCGCTCTTGTTAGATTATCTCAACCTTGGGTTATGAGATACCCTTTAATAGATTGGCATGGTTCAAACGGTAATATTGATGGTGACGGACCTGCACATATGCGTTACACAGAAGCAAGATTATCAAAACTTGCTGAAGATGGAATGTTATTTGGAATAAAGAAAAGAAATGTAGATTTTATTCCTAACTATTCAGAAGATGCTGAAGAGCCAGTAACTTTACCTGCTATATTTCCTAACTTATTATGTAATCCAAATACAGGTATTGGAGTAGCTATGGCATGTAATTTTGCTCCACATAATTTAAAAGAAGTTGCACAAGCAATTCATGATTATAGTGAAGGTAAAGAACCTATGTTACCAGGTCCAGATTTTCCAACTGGAGGTATAATAATTAACAAAGATGATATACCTTCTATTATGAGAACTGGTCATGGTAGTGTAAAAATTAGAGCAAAATATAAAGTTGAAAAACAAAATATTGTGTTTTATGAGATACCATATGGAACTTCAACAGAAGCTTTAGTTGCGGAAATTGGAAAAGTTGCAGAAAGCGACATTCCTGATATAGATAATATTCGCAATGAAAGTAATAAAAAAGGATTAAGAATAGTTGTAGAATGCGCAAAAGGAGTAAATCCTGATGCTATTGCTAATAAATTATTTCAACTAACAGATTTACAAAGTAGTTTTTCATATAATCAAGTTGCGCTAATCAATAAAACTCCAACAGAAGTAAACTTAAAAGATTGTATTGAAATATACCTACAACACAATATAGAATGTTTAATTAAAGAAACTGACTTTGATTTAAAGGCTGCGGAAGCCCGCCTAGAAATAGTTAATGGACTTATTAAAGCATTAGAAGATATTGATAACATAATTGCATTTATTAAAAAGTCTGAATCTAGTGCTGCAGCTAAAGATGGCTTAATCAAAGAATATAAATTTACTGAACCTCAAGCTAAATCAATAGTAGCTATGAGATTAGGAAGTTTAGCAAAACTTGAAAAAATAGAGTTAAATGAAGAAAAAACTGAATTAAATAACAAAATAACTGAATATAATAATATATTAGGTTCTACTAAAAAACAAAAAGAAATTATTTTAGATAGATTAGATAATCTAGTTAAAAAATATGGAGATGCAAGAAGAACTGAATTAACGCAAATCACTGAAACAAAAGAAGAAAAAGAGATAGCAACAGTTATCCCTGAAGATGTAGTAGTTATACTATCTCAAACTGGAGATATAAAGAGAATACCTAAAACAAGTTTCAGAACACAACGAAAAGGTGGCAAAGGAGTTAAAACTGCAGATGAAGCAGTAATGGCTACAATTAAAACTAATACTACTGATACATTAATGTTATTTACTGATAAAGGAAAAATGTATAGAATATTAGTAGATAAGCTTCCAATAGGAACTAATGTAAACAAAGGTGCAAATATAGCCTCTCTTATAGCTCTTGATGCAGATGAAAAAGTAATTGCTATCACCAATTTAGAAAGAGAAAATAATGCGCAATATGTAGTGTTTATTACAAAACAAGGTTTAGTTAAGAAAACACCTCTTGAAGAGTATATTAAAACTAAACGTAATTCAGGTATTGCCGCAATTAACATTAAAGAGGGAGATAGTATTGCAAACATTGAATTAATGAATGAAGAAGATTTGTTATTAATTACAAAACAAGGATATTCAATTCATTTTGAAACTAAGTCGATAGGTCCAATAGGTAGAGTAACCGCAGGACTTAAAGGTATTAAGCTTTCAGATGGAGACGAAGTTGTAGTAGGGATCCCACTAAGAGACCCTAATCAAACAATAGCAATATTCAGCTCTATTGGAAATGGTAAAAAGGTTGATATTGCGGAATTCCCTATCCAAGGCAAAGCTGGAAAAGGTGTTTGTATATATAAATCTAGTCCAGAAACTGGATATATAGTCGGCGCTTGCGCAATTAGTGATGATGATAATATATTATTAGTTGGTAAAACATCTATTTGTATATCTGCCACAGAGTTGCCAAAATTAGGTAGAATAACTCTAGGAAATATAATGATTAAAAATTCACAAATTAATTCGGTGGTAAAACTATAAAAATAATAGCAACCTAGATAAAGGTTGCTTTTTTGTTTTTTTATAAAAAATATGATATAATTATTATAAAGAAAGGAGAATTGGCAAATGGATAGTGATAAAATTGTAACATTTTATATCGAGCATAATGCTACTTTAGAAGAAGTTATAGAATTAAGACGTTATTTAGATGAATTAGAACATAGCGCAGATAAATTAGATTGTCTATATGCTTATGGGGTAGATAATTGGCCTGGATACGAAGAAGCAATAAAAGAATTTTATGATAATGAAGATGAGGAGGAATAGTCATGGATATGCAAGAATTAGTAAAAAAATTAAATTATTATACTAAATTGTATGATGAAGGACATCCTGCCATCTCTGACGAAGAATGGGACAATATGTATTTTCAACTTCAAGATATGGAAAAAACATCTGGTATATATTTACCTGATAGTCCTACGCAAAAAGTTAATTATCAAGTTGTTAATGAATTAACAAAAGTTCAACATAATCACCCTATGCTATCTCTTGATAAAACAAAATCAATAGATGAAATAAATAGCTTTATTGGAAATAAAGATTATATAGCGATGGCTAAATTAGATGGTTTAACTTGTTCGCTAAAATATATGGACGGGCAACTAGTAAGTGCAGAAACGCGCGGAAATGGTATTGAGGGAGAAGATATTCTTCATAATGCTTTAGTAGTAAAAACAATTCCTAAAAGAATTGATTTTAATGATGAGCTAATTGTAGATGGAGAAATCATTTGCACTTACCAAGATTTTGAACCTTTTGCAGATAATTATAAGAACCCTAGAAATTTTGCTTCTGGTAGTATTAGATTATTAGATAGTAAAGAATGCGCAAACCGCAACCTTACATTCGTTGCATGGGATTGTATTGAAGGCTTAAAAGAAGATAGTTTAATTTTTAAATTAGATAAACTTTATGAATTAGGTTTTCAAACAGTTCCTTATACAACAGATGCAACAAGAGAATATGAAATAAAATCACTGCAAGAATTATGCACAAAGCTTGGATATCCTATTGATGGACTTGTTTATAAATATGATAAAGTTAGCGATTATGAAGCAGCAGGAAAAACAGACCATCATTTCAAAGGCGGATTAGCATACAAATTTTATGATGAAGAATATCCTACTTATCTTAGAGATATAGAATGGACTATGGGAAGAACTGGAAAACTTAGTCCAGTTGCAATTTTTGATACCATAGATATAGACGGGACAGAAGTATCAAGAGCAAATTTACATAATATTAGCATTATGGAAGATACTTTACATGGAACTGGATGGCGCGGACAGCCTGTTAATGTAGCAAAAATGAATATGATTATTCCACAAATTATGAGTGCTAGCTCAGAAAAGCCTATTAATGAAGATGATTATTTATTAGCCCCAATTACATGCCCTATTTGTGATGGAGTTGTAGAAATTATCCAAGATAATGAAAGTAAAGTATTATATTGCACAAACCCTAATTGTGAAGGTAAATTAATTAACCGTATAGAGCATTTCTTTGGGAAAAAAGGATTAAATGCTAAGGGTATATCAAAAGCAACAATAGAAAAATTGATAGATTGGGGATGGGTAAATGGAATCAAAGACATGTTTATATTGGATGCGCATGCAGAGGATTGGAAGAAGAAGGCTGGTTTTGGGGAAAAGTCTGTTAACAATATTATCACATCCATCAGAGAAAGTGGTAATACTGACCTCGAATCCATTATCAGCGCAGCAGGAATTCCGCTTATTGGCAGAACAGTGACTAGACAAATCGCTAGCATCTTCAATACATATAGAGATTTTAGAGAAGCAATCGGGAGTTTTGATTTTTCGAGTTTAGATGGTTTTGGTTATGAAATGAATAAATCATTAAAAAATTTTGATTTTAATGAATTAGATTATATAGTTGAAAATTATTTAACAATTCAAAATAAAATAGAAGCAAATAATAATAACAAAAAATTAGAAAATCTTACATTCTGTATTACAGGAAAAATTACAAATTGGAAAAATAGAGACGAATTGGTTAAATATATAGAAGACCTAGGCGGAAAATATGTAGGGTCTGTTAGCGCAAATGTTAATTATTTAATAAATAATGATATAGAAAGCACTTCCGCAAAGAATAAAAAGGCAAAAGAATTGAATATTGAAATTATAAATGAGCAAACTTTTATAAAAAAATTTGACTTACAAAAATAATTTTGATATAATATATTTGTAAATTAAAGATGAAGAAAGATTTTTAATACATATAGAAACTAATAAAAAAGTGTTTGACAATTATAAAATTTTTTGATATAATATATATGTAATAAAAAGATGAAGAAACATCAAAAATATAAGAAAAAGAGGAGATTTATAACAATGTTAAGTGAAAACGCAAAATTAGTTTACGAATTCGTAAAAGCAAATGATGGTAAGGATATTACAGCAGCTGATATAGCTGAAGGAACAGGACTAGGAGTTAGACAAGTTAACGGTATTGTTACTTCTGCATTCTGCAAAAAAGGATTAATGGAAAGAATTCCAGCTGAAATCGAAACTGAAGAAGGACATAAACCAATTAAATTAATCAAATTAACTGACGCTGGTAAAGCATTTGACCCTAACGCAGTAGAAGAAAAAGCTGAATAATTTAAAAAATAATAAAACAAAGGCTGGGTTTTAGAACCTGGTCTTTTTTTAGGAGATTTTATGTGAATATTATTTATTATAAGCGCAATTATATTAGGTATAGGAATATATCTAACAATTACCGCACATAAACAAATTCATTTAACCAAAGAAGAAAACGAAGCAATTCAAAAAGAGCTTACTGAATTGCAACTTCAAAAGATGGAGATACTTAATGATATAGAAAACATCCAAGCGCAAATTCTCAATCAAAAAACAGCATTACATCAAATGGAAGAAGTTGCAAAACAGAGTTTTGAAAATTATCATAATGAATTAGAACATCAGTATCAATTAGCAGAAGAAGAACATGAAGAATGTTTAAAAAATTTAGACAATGCTTATGATATACATCAGGAAGAACTATTAAATCAAATTCAAGAAAATGAAAATAAATTAGCAAGCATTTTCGCGACTAGAAAAGCTGCTATGGAAGCTCTATTGAAGGAACAGGAGATAAAAGAAAAAGAACAATTTTATTCTCTTTCTCTTGATGAAATAGATTTACATGAAGCAAAAGTATTACGCAGTATTGAATCTGAACTCCGTGATTCGCGCCCTGTTAAAATGATTATATGAACAACATATTATTCTAAACGTGCAAATGATATGGCGGCTAGAGTATTAGGAACCGGAACAATTGTAACTGGTATCTATAAAATTACAAACAAATTATCTGGTATGAGTTATATCGGACAAGCTAAAGATATCCGTGAACGTTGGAGAGAACATCTTAAATGTGGTCTTGGAATTGATACCCCATCAAATAATCGTCTATATCAAGCTATGTTAAAAGATGGTGTTGATAGTTTTACTTTTGAATTATTAGAAGCTTGTTCATCGCAAGAGCTAGATGAAAAAGAAAAATTTTATATAGCATTGTATCAGACTAAAGAATATGGTTATAATAGCACCGTTGGAAATAAAAAGTAATATTGACTTTTATAAATAAAAATGATATTATATAATTGAAAGGAGATTTTATGATATTTTTTGATAAAAAACCTAAAGGAGAAAAAAGAGAGATTATATTAAGTGAAATAACTCCTCAAAAAGCACAAGAGGTAGACCGCTTAATTAGAAATTGGAATGAAGAAGATGTTTATGGTATGTTATCTTCAAGAAAACCCATTAGAATTTTTATTGACGCAATAGATGGCGATATGAATTCTGCACTATGTATCGCGGATTCAATTAAACTTTCTAAAACACCTATTGATACAATCAACATTAATATGTGTTCAGGAAATTCAATTTTAGTATATTTAGCAGGACATAAAAGATATTGCTACCCTAATGCAACATTCTCATATAAATATCAAAATCCTATTATCGAAAGCATGAACTCAGAAGAGCCAGACTCACCTAGATTTAATAAAGCATCCGTAGAAGAAGCTCAGGCCGCAGCAATCAAAAATTTATTTATCGAGAGGACAAAAATTACTGAAAGTAAATTTAATAAACATATAGATAGTGGTTTCTGGTTTACAGCTCAGGCTGCGCAAGACCAGTTCATTTGCAATGAGATATTGAAAGAACACTATTTATTCAACTAGACTCGCTTGTGCAAGGGTCTTTTTGACAAAACAATAAAATTTTGATATAATATATATGTATAAAAAAAAGTAAATAAAAGAAAAGGAGTAAAAGTAGTTATGAAGAAAATGATTAACACAGAAAGAGTAGAAGGAAGAGTATATCAACATAATTTAGTATTAAAAACAGTTCAAAATCCAGCATCTCAAAATCATGGTAAAGAATTCATTTCTGGAAATCTTGAAATTGCAACTGATGAAGCTGGTTTAAATATAGTACCTGTTCATTTTACTTATGTAGTTGAAGTAACTAGCAATGGTAACACAAATGCAACTTACAGTAATTTAAAGAAAATCATTGATGGCGGAAAAACTTGGATAGCTGATGGTAAAGATAGTGCTACAAAAGTAAGAGTAGACACAGCTTTAGCATTAAATGATTTCTACACTCAAGATGACAGATTAGTATCTACAAAAGTTAATGAAGGTGGTTTCGTAACTATTCTTAATGGTGAATTAGGACCTGAAGCAGAAAGAAATACTTTCTCAACTGATATGGTTATTACTAGTGCTAATAGAATAGAAGCAGACCCAGAAAAAAATATTGAAAAAGATTATGTAGTAGTTAAAGGAGCAGTATTTGATTTTAGAAATAATCTTTTACCTGTTGACTTTATCGTAAGAACAAATGAAGGAATGACTTATTTTGAAGATTTAGGTGCAAGTCAAAATGAACCTGTATTCACAAAAGTATGGGGTAAAATAACTTGTAACTCAATTATCAACGAAGTTAAAGAAGAAACTGCATTTGGAGAAGAAGCTGTAAGAACTTTTGAAAGAAAAGTTAAAGAATGGTTAATTACAGGAACTTCTAAAGTTCCATATGAATTTGGAGAAGAAGGAGTTTTAACTGTAGAAGAACTTAAACAAGCAGCTCAAGATAGAGAAGTTCGTTTAGCAGAAATTAAAAAACGTAGAGATGAATATATAGCTAGTAAAGGAACAAAAACAACTACAACTACATCTGCAGCAATCCCATCAACATCAAACGCAACAGTAGCTGCAACAACAACTAAGACATTTAACTTCTAATTTATAGGGGGTTATGCCCCCTTTTCTTAAATATAATAGTAAAGGAGATATAATATGGCAATTAATTTATTAGAAATCAAACCTCATAAAGTAAGTAGAGATTTAAGCACATATATTACTTATATCTATGGTGCTGCTGGTACTGGTAAAACAACATTAGCCTCTCAAATGGATAAATCATTATTATTAGCATTTGAAAAAGGTTATAATGCTATTCCTGGTATTATTGCGCAAGACATTTCTTCATGGGGTGAAATGAAACAAGTAGTTAGAGAATTAAAGAAACCTGAAGTGAAAGAAAATTTTAAATGTATAGTAGTAGACACAGTAGATATAGCCGCTTCTTTATGTGAAAAATATATATGTAATACATTAGGTATTGAAAACATCGGTGACGGTGGTTGGGCTGTTAATGGATGGGCTAAGGTAAAAAAAGAGTTTGAAGAAACTTTTAGAACAATATCTCAATTAGGATATTCATTATTCTTCATCTCTCATGCAAAAGATAAAACATTCAAAAGACAAGATGGTACTGAATACAATCAAATTGTTACATCCCTATCAACAGCATATGATGAAATTATTAAAAATATGGTAGATATATTTGGTTATGCGCATAATGTAGTTCTAGAAGATGGAACATCTAAAGTTATGCTTACTCTAAGGTCTGCGGATAACTCTGTAGATGCAAAGAGTAGATTTAAATATATTGAACCTGAAATAGAATTCAATTATCAATCTTTAGTAAAAGCATTAAATGATGCTATTGACAAAGAAGAAAAAATGAGCGGAAGAGCTGAATTATTCACAGATGAAAAAGCAGTAGCAAAAACATTACAAGAATTAGATTTCGATACAGTTAGAAATAGATTTGAAGAAATTGTTGGAAAAATCGTAAGCACTCATACTGAAGAAGAAATGATGAATGAATGGACACCTAAAATAACTCAAATTACTGAGAAATATTTAGGTAAAGGTAAAAAAGCTAGTCAATGCACTAGAGACCAAGTTGAACAATTAAATTTAATAGTATTAGATTTAGAAGACTTGATTAAATAATGAAGAAAGGAGAGAAGATAAATATAGTTCGTTAATTTATCTTCTCTTTTATTTATTTTTGTATAGAGGTGATGACAATGGCTAAAAAGCTCGTTAAGTGTAAGTATTGTCAACAGGTTTTTGATAGGAATGCAGAACCTGCAGTAGATGTCGGCGGTCGTAGATATGCCCATAAAGCTTGTTATGAGCAATATCAAGCGCAAATCCCGCTACAAGAAAAAGAATATCAAGCATTAGAATTATATATAAGAAAACTATTTGGTTTAGATACATTATCCGCAAAGATAAGAAAACAAATAAAAGATTATAGAGAGGATTATAATTATACTTATTCTGGTATGTTAAAAACTCTTTATTGGTGGTATGAAATAAAAGGTAATACTACTGAACTAGCTAATGAAGGTATTGGTATTGTGCCTTTTGTTTATGATGATGCTTGTAAATATTATTATAATATATACTTAGCTAAATTGGCAAATGATGCTCGTGAAACTTATCAACCTGCTGTTACAACAGTAGAAATAGCATCCCCTAGAGTATATGTTCAAACTAAACGGCTTTTTAATATAGAGGAGGAAGGTAAACATGAGTAGCAGTAAATACGTAGATATCTCAGCAATTATTCAAGTTATCGGTTGTATCTATCAAAACCCTACGTTATTAGATAATGAGAATTACTTCTTTCATGAAGATGATTTTACTGAAGAGTTTCATAAGATACTATTCGGTTCTATATATAATTTACATGCGCTAGGAGCAAAAGAAATCTCTGTAAATACAATAGAAGATTATTTAAAAGACAGACCTAAAAGT